GGACAGTTCCTGACCCGGCTGTGTGGTGAACTTGACTCAACTACCTGCTGACCGGACGGCGGCGAGCTCGTCTCCGGTCAACCAGTCATCTGTCCGAACGAGGCCACCCGTGGCCTCTTCGATAACTCGAGCAGCTGCTAGGCCCGGCCTGCGGTTGCCCTGAAGCCAGGAGTCTAGTGTGGCAAGGGCCACGAAAAGACGATCAGCAGCCTGCTTGCGGGTTATCCCCTCGCGACTTGTCCACTCTCGGAGAAGCCGCGTTCCGTTGAAACTTGCACTAGTCATGGATTGACCTCCAAAGGAAGGAGCATACATGTCTTACTATTGTCGTACAACCTGTTGACTGAAAAACTTTGCATGTGTATTATCTGGGCGGCTCTTCAAGGAAGGAGAACCGCCATCAAGGATGCACTCACTTGCGACTTCTGCGATCACGCAGCGGTGTCTGTCCGCCTAGACGACACGTTCGCCTTGCAGAGCGGAACACCTTCTCGCTGAAGGATGGGAGGATTTCTATGACAAGCCGTTGCATAACGCAATCGGAAATGGTCACGTTTGGACGCTGCGAGCAGCTCCATCAGTTCAAGTATCTGGAGAGGCTAAGGCCACAACTGGAAAGCGTGTCCCTGGAGATGGGGACGGCAGTTCATCTGGGTCTTGAACTACAGGACCCGGGAGCGGCATTCAAGTTCATACAGGACAAGAGGTCGAGGCTCATCACCAGAGACGAGTTCGAGTCCGCAGACGTCGCCGCAGGCATAGCCAGAATCATGGTGGCTGGGGCCCTGAAGCAATGGGACGACTGGCCTGAGATACGGGAGTTTGAATTCATCCTGCCGCTGAAGAACCCCAAGACCGGCAGGCAGTCCAGAGCTCACGAGTTCGCCGGGAAGATGGACGGCCTGTGTCTGTCGAGGAACGAGGTCTACGAGTACAAGACGTCCAGCAGGGTCGACAACAGTTACGTCGACAGGCTGGACATCGACTTCCAGGTCTCCGCGATGCTCGAGGCGGCAAGCCTAGAGTTCAAAAGAGCCATCAGGACGGTCGTGTACCGCATCCTGAAGAAGCCCTCGATGAAGCGGAGGAAGGACGACACTGTTGACGACTACCTCAACAGGATGGCCCTCGACTACGCCAAGAGGCCTGAGTTCTACTACTTCGAGGAAATCGTCACCAGGTCCGAACAGCAGATGGACCTCTGGAGGAGAGAGGCCTGGGAGGTTCACAAGCGAATCATGTACACAGAGAACGGCGGACAGCCTGTCCGCAACACAGAGAGCTGCGTGGGCAGGTTCGGAAGGTGCGCCTTCCTCGACCTGTGCTGCGGAGCCGTTACCAAAGACGCTTACCGGGTCATCGACGACCCACACCCTGAACTGGGTGCCAACTAAAGGAGGAGGCATGGGAATCGTGCCGACAGAGAAACACCAACCGCTGACCAACATGAAGGACTACGTCTGGCTCTTCTTCGGGGAACCGAAGGTGGGCAAGACGACCCTCGCCAACCAGTTTCCTGATGCGCTGTTCCTCGCCACCGAGCCGGGGACTGCAGCCATGGAGGCGGCCGAGATGAAGATCAACTCCTGGTCTGACTTCCGGAACGCAGTCAAGGCGCTCAAGAGCGAGAAGCACAAGTGGAACACTCTGGTCATCGACACCGTCGACAACCTGTACGAGTTCCTCGTTGAGGACGTCTGCTCTGAGAACGGATGGGTAGACCTGTCCGACGTTGGCTTCGGCAAGGGCTACAAGATTGCTCGCCGCAAGCTCACCAACGCAATCGCTGCGATGCGGCAGTTGGACATGACCATCGTGTTCATCAGCCATGAGCGGCGTGAGATTGAGGTCGACGACAACGGCAAGAGGACGGGAACGGTCACCCTGACCAGCGCCCTCCCGGGCTCAGCACGCAAGGTGCTGCACGGGTCAGTCGACTTCATCCTCCGGGTGGAACTCGGCGATGGCACCGACAGGCACATCCGCACTACGCCGTACAAGAACAGCAATGAGCACGTAGAGTGCGGCGCTCGAGGCGCAGTCAACAGGCCCCTGCCTGAGCTGCTGGACCTGAACTACAAAGCACTTGAGGCTGCATTCAACGCCAGCTTCAAGACCATCGACAAACCAACTACCAACCAGGAAGGAACACTGACATGAGTGGAATGAAAGAAGCCACAGACATTTGGGACAACTTCAATCCAGAGGACTTCAAGCCAAGGCCGGCAGGCTCGTCTTCCAACGAAAGAAGGAAGGTGAGCGAACTCGAGGACGGCGACTACGTCGTTCGGATCACCAACTTCAGGTACTGGTTGCCTGAGAACCCCGACAAGCTGAAAGGCTGTTGCTACAAGTGGGGTCTTGAGGTGGACGACGGGCTGATGAAGGGAAGCTACGTGGAGAAGTTCCAGTCAGCCTCTGAGGTCGGTCTCAAGATTCTCGCGCAGGACATGATGCTCATGGTGGGCGAGCTCCCCTCCATGGACGACATCTACAACCCAGAAGAGAACCGGGCGGGGAACGTCTGCGCGCACTTGATTGGCAAGCGCGTCAAGATGCGTAAGAGCACCAACAAGAACGGCTACGACACGTTCTACTTCAACCAAGTCGTCAGTGACGACGTCGCCGCTGACGGTGTCGAAGACGACATCCCGTTCTAGGTCGATGCTCTACCTCGGCATAGACCCAGGCAAACAAGGCGCAGCCGTCCTCCTTCGGGGGGACGGTTCCCTTGTGTCTGCCACAAAGCTGCCCATCCTCGGCAAAGACCTCGACCTCCACGCCCTGTCTGCATGGCTCGAGGCCATCTGCATGGGAGAGGGCTGCACGGTGGACTCTCTCTCGGGCGTACTGGAAGCCCTTGGGAGTCGCCCTGCTCCAAAGATGGGCGCGACATCTGCCATCACCATGGGGCGCAACTGGGGACGCCTAGAGGGCCTCCTGTGCGGCCTGGGACTGCGATACGACATCGTCCACCCGAAGAGGTGGCAACAGGAAGTATGCCCAGGTTCGGGAGACCCGAAGCCTCGGTCAATCTCTGCAGCCAGGAGGCTGCTACCATCACTGGACCTGACACCTGGGAGAAAGACGAAGCCTGACGACAACATCGCTGACGCAGCCTGCCTTGCAGAATACTGCCGGCGAACTCTCGGGGAGAGAAGATGAACTGTACAATCAGAAGAAAGATGAGCAGGAAGAAGGACAAAGAAAGCCCGAAGGTGAAGGTCTTCCTGTTTTCCGTTCCAGTGGTGGGAGTTGGGTACGACTCAGACTCTGCCTTCTGTCACGCCCTGAGCCGCCTTGTCCGAGAGCCAGAGGCCGTGATTCGTGGAGACATCATGTTCGACGTCATCGACGACGACGACGCCTGCCAGGAGGAGCTGGGAAGAGCCCTCGCGTCTGAGTGGTTGTCTGCGATGGACAGCATGGTTCCCGTTGACACGGACGCCATAGCGTAGTGTAGACTCGGGGCACAGGCTGGCGGGCTGGTCGCAACCCCTCCCCCCAAGGCCCCCGACCTCCATTCCGGGGGTCTTGTTCGTTCTGACGGGCTGGCCCTCCCCTCTAGAAGAGCCCTCAGCCGCCTCCCCGGCTGGGGGCTTTTCTATGCGGAGACCACAAGAGAGGCGTTGAATGCAGAGCTTGGGTCAGCGCCTGTGGCGCTTCCGGGACCGTCATTAGAAGATGCCTGAACAGACATCCCTGCCGACATGGTCAGCCCCTGAGCGATGTTCCAGACCTGGCGTGTGCTGGCCGCCACCATGATCATGAGGTCCGGATCCGTCGTCCCATAGGTCGGGGTTGCGTTGTTGTACGCACGGAAGTACGTGATAGCGCCATTCGCTGAGTTGTCGAGGTCGAGCTGGTAACAGGTAGTCGAACCAGTCAGGAAGTCGGACACGCCAGCGTTCTCGAGGTCCGCGATGTCGACTAGGCGCACCGAGAGCTTGGTGCTCGAGCCAGAACTGTCTTTGACTGTAACGGCCATCTCTTCCTCCTATGTTCTCACAAGGATGTATGCGGTCACCAGGACCCCGGGGCCGGTGTCACTGCCCGGCGTCGCAACGATTGCCGCAGTAAGGGCTGCGGTATAGCCCGCGCCCTCTGGGCAGGAATAGCTGATTCTGGTCGAGGCGGGAGCCATGAACGTGTAGTCCTCGTTCGTCGTACCAACGGTCACGCTGCCGTGCGCCAAGTCCCACAGGTGGAGATACGCAGCCGAACTGTTCCCCGTGTTGTCGATCTCAACGCAGTGGATGACGCCGCTTGTCGTGTCTAGCGAGATGTCGTCGGCTCTGGTGGAGGACTCGGTAACCGTGTAGAGGACAGATCCAAGTGGGTCTGCTTGCTTTGCCGAAGTTGTTGCTGCCGCCATTACCTACTCCGCCTTCTGGTCCCGTGCGCGACCGTCTTCTTCTTCTTCTTGCCGTTGCCTGCGGTCCCAAGCTTCTTGGCGACCGTCTTCTTCTTGCCGTAGGCCGAGCCTGGCGTCGTCTTCTTGTACCGCATTCGCCACCTCTCGGGGAGAGTCTACTCAACTAGCGAGTAACTTCTCAATCCTTCGTTCAATTGAGCGCTTACGAGCTGCAGCCATCTTCGGCCCGCGCTCCCTCAACCTGCGCTTCAGTACGTCCGCTCGACGGTTCCGCTTCTCGGTCTTCTTCTCCACCAAGCGGTAGATCCCGATGACGAGGAGTGAAGCTAGATAGAAGCCATAAAAATCCAAGGCCTCGGCCAGCTCGTTGGGGATGGCGATGGCCTTGTCGAGCCTGTACGCCATCTCGGCTGCGAGCCTAGCGTCGCGCTGGAAGGAAGATACGCCAGTGAGTTCTGAGCCGAGATCGCCCATGACATCCACCAGCAGCGTCGACAGTGGATCGTGGTGCTTCTCGAGGAAGGCAGCTGCGGCCTTCTCCTTGGCGAGCCTACTGTTTCTCTTCGACATCTGCGCCCTCCTGGTCGTGCAGACCTGGACACGAACAATCGTCCCAGTGCGTCTCGCACAGGTTGCACCAGTAGCCTCCGCACTTGCTGCAAAGCCTGAGGTTTTCGTAGGGGTCTGGCTGGCTACTCATCCTCGACCTTCAGGTTGTCCGGAACCCAGCCCTCGACGGTCTTGCCGTCTACATAGCCCTGAGAGACGCAGTAAGCGATTACTGCGGCGAGAGACAGGCGCAGGGCCTCATGGAGCTCGACCTCCCCGCTGAGCGCAGCACAAAGCGGAGGAAGGACCACGCCGACCAGGGCCAAGAGCAGCTTCCTCGAGCGCAGGCGGGCCGGGATGGTCGGCAAAGTAGGCAGGTTCATGGTCTACTCCTTGGGCGCAGGTTCAAGGTGATCGAATACGCCGCTGTCGTCATCGCCGCTGTCGTCATCTTCACCTACTTCTACCTCGGCTGGTCGCTGTACAAGATGTGCAACAGCGAACGCGGCGAGGATGAGTAGGATGCCTCCGACGGCAAGGGACTGATTGGCTCTGCTTGTCATTCGTCATCCACCAATTCAACGTGAGGCGCGTCGAAGAAACTCTCGGTGAACCTCATGTCCCCGTTCCAGTCAGCGCCAAGGCGCACCCTTATACCAAGTTGGTCCGCTGTCGCCTTGATGTAGTAGGCGCAGGCGATGAATCTCTCCCTGTCGGTCCAGGATATGGGGTAGGGGGCGACGTCGACAGCTCGACTGGGGCTGTAGTTGTGTTTAGACATCTTGCTGGACCCGTCCAGCTTGGTCTTCCCCTGGCGGTAGAGTTCTGCCTGTCTATCCGCTGACCTGTGGCCCTCGAGCACTGTGATGTCGACGTGCCGGATGACCTCGTTCATCAGAACCTGAAGGCTGTTGTGACAAGATGCCAGTCGCGTCTTCGACTTGTTGCTGAATCTGGGCACGGCTACCTCGCGGGGATGACGACGCGACCCTCTTCGTCATGCTGGTGCGTCGAGAGATTCTTCTGCATGGTCTCCATGTTTCCAACAACCGTCTGGAGCATGAAGAAGATCTTCGCCGCCCACAAGGTCGACACGACCACAAACCCCAAGACTGAGGTCACGACGGGCCAAGAGGCAAAAAGCACATCAGCTGACATCACTCAATGGCCTCAAAGATTGTTCTCAGCGTGGTGCCCGATGTCCCAATGCCGATATCGCCCTTGAAGAGGCCGATTGGTCCCCACCGCCAGCCGTCTTGGTCGTCAGCGTTGTGGGACGACTCATGCCCAAACGTCAGGCCGGTGCCGTAGCCGACGCTGAAGTCTGCCGTGTCGGTAACAGCGTCACTCCAATCATCGCTGCCATCCACCTTGACGGCGTAGATGCTGAAGTCGCTGTTTGTACCGTCTCTGTCTGTTTGTCTCCACGCTATGTACCACCAGAGGTCTGAGGTAAACGTGTCTTCAAGAATCACTATCTTGTCGAACGCACCAATGTGACCAAATGTGATGGCTGGCTTGCTACTGCTTTGGACATAGCGAATGGCGAAGTTGGTGTTGGAAGAGAAGTGGGAGGTCTGGCCTGAAGCGTCGGTGCCCTCAAACACAAGGATGTCTTGATAGATGCTGCTTGCATTCACGGCTGGCTTGAAGAAAACAAAGCCGCTGCTGAGAACGCCATCGTCGCCGCCCAGAACCTCGTCTAGGTCTGAGTCAAGAGACACTGAGTTGTCTATGCCGCAGAAGTTGTCTTCGTAGGGAGACTCCACTCGGCGCTGCTCGTTGGCCTCGATGGCAGAAGTAAGGCTTGTCTCGGAGCCGATGTTGTCGGCTACGATCTTCCAGTCAGTGGCATCCTTGACCCTCACCTTGATGGCAGGGTTTGCAATGGAGTTCATAACAACCATTGCCACGTCGCCGGTAGTCAGGTTCCCAGCTGCCTCCCCGTTGGGGGACCACCAACAGGCGAGAGAGGTGCCCCCTGCCGTGGAGCCCTCTACCACCGACTGGAAGGCGTCCCCGGCAACCGCACCGCCGGCCTTTGGCGGGTGTGTTCTGGTTACAAGCGTACCTGCTGGGTGCGCCTTCGACGTGAGCGTCCCGTCAGGGTGCGCCGATGAGCTAAGGCTCCCAGACGGGTGGGCCTTCGCCGCTAGCGAACCGTCTGGATGACCCCTCGACACTAGAGACCACCGGCCATCGACTTAACGTAGAAGGTGCAGAAGACGGTTTCGCCTGGGTCCACAGAACACTGGATTGTGAAGTGCGGAGCCTCAAAGAACGGGACAGGCTGCGCCAGGGTGTCTGATGCCTTGAACGGGGAGGTCATGACCAGCACCGTATTGAGCAGTTCGTCGGTCTTGCTGTCGTCGCTGTAGACCCTGACAGTCATGTTGCCCGCGCTTGCGCCCGTTGTGGCGGTAACGCCGACAAGCAGTCCACGGGTAATGCCTGGAGAGTCTGCCTCGGCTGCGGTGTCACCATGTACGCGGATTTTGATAGCTCCGTCACCGCCGGCTGGGAACTCGTTTGTTCCTCCAGGGTCGCCAACGTCCTGGCGAGCGCATCTTGTGTACACGGGAAGAGTAAGTGCCATTGCGAGTCTCCTTGGCTTTCAGCCCCGCTCGTTAGGGGCGGTGTTGTCTGGATCTACAGGGCGATCTCGTAGAAGCGAACGGTGACGGCGCACTCCATTGACCCGGTAGACAGGTTCTTGAGGGAGACCGTGAAGGACCCCTGGGGGCCAAGGACGATTGTGTCGTCATCGTCCAGGACGTGTGTCCCGGTTGTCAGCGTCTCAACAGTAACGGCCGTGCCGCCGGTCATTCCGCCAATGCCGTTGTTGACCTCGTCCCAGACGTAGACCGTTGCACTCGGCCTCTTGTTGGAGCCGGTGTTGAGATTGACCGGATCGCCACCGCTGTAGTCGGCAACGGTCCCAACGACGCGATTGATGATGGATTTGTAGATGCACTTCACGTTGTCGGTGGTCACGGTCACCTTGTCGATGACGATGGACTTCGTAGAACTGCTGTTGGAGATGTAGATCATGTCTCCGCCGGTCGAGTTGACCGTCAGCGTGTCGGCGGTGTCGACGGTCGACGTGACGTAGCAGTCCCCGGAGAGCGACTTGATAGCGCCAGCCGAGCGAACACTTGCGTCGACAGTCAGCCGGTTGTCTGAGTCAACCTTCGCTGTGTAGCCTCGGCCAAGGCCGTCATTTACGAACATATTGTGCTTCCTCCATTGAGATTCCGAGACCCTTGCCGCCGCCCTGTTCTTCCAGGAGAAGTCGGATCATCGTCAATTCATACAGCATTTCGCCAAGTAGTGCATGTGTCTTCAGGTCGCTCGAGAGCAGTCCATCGTTGGACAGCCTTGCGATGTACAGAGAGCCCTTGTCGCTAACGCCGCTGTCTCGGACGGGCTTCAGGGCCTCGAGGTCCCCAGCGACGCTGACCGGATTAGGATTGGCGCGAACGCGCTCTACCTGCACAGGGTCTCCAGGCCGCCGCCTCTTGAACCTGCTTTCCTCGTTTGCCATCTCGGCTACTCCTCTGGCATGAGGCCCAACTCGTACAAGATCTGCTGTTCGGCCAGAGGTCGCCTCGGCCTCTTGTAGAAGATGTCGATCTCACCCTTCCTATCCATGTCTTCAAGAATCGCGTCAAGGCGATCTTCAAACCTTCGGTAGGCGTAGTCTTCAAGCCTATCCCAATCCACCGAATATGGCTTAGTTCCAGTAAGGATGGCTGGAATTCGCTCCCGCCAAAGTGCCTCTGCGCCCTCTTCGGCAGCAACCAACCTCCCAAGGCACGCCCTCAGACTTCGATCTCTCCGTCTGGAACCAGCCAACCTCATACTTTGTGTAGTGGTGTTCCTGCCCCTGCGGATCCACGTAGATGCCTGGAACCTCCGCATAACCCGCCCATCGCTTAACCCCCTCTGGAAGATATCTAACGTCTCGAGCAGACCGGACCCTGTCCAGGTCGACGTTGTAATAGGGGTCGGTTCCAAAGACAAAGCGAGTAAGGAACGGAATGATTGGGTGAACTCTGGAGATCAGGCCAGTGGGGAGCACCCTCATCCCTGTGCGGCCAAGTTCAGCCATTTGGAACAGCTGAACCAAGTCCTCCTGGGGAAGACCGAAGCCGGCGATGATCTTCCCAAGCCCGGACGAGAAAGCCAATCTGTACCTGAGGTGCTCAGGGAGAAGGTTCATGTCCTGCTCTCTGGAGAACGAGTTCTCTGCCGCCTCCATGAGCTTCGTCAGGGCCGAGAACTGAAGAGGCCTCTCCTTCAAGAGGAAGGGCTGCAGCTCCGTCGCGTTCTTGGAGGTCCAGGTGTAGAAGGGGAAGATCCTCTTGAGCCAATGCCTCTCAAACGCCGTCAGGTCGTCGTAGTTGAACAGGGTCTTGTTGGTGATGTCTGCGGCGGCGTCGGGGCTCAGGCCAATCTTCCGGCCAGCCATGTAGCTGCAAATCTTCGCCTGCTCCTCGATCTTCCGGCCAACGCCGCCGGACAAGATGAACGCGCCCTCTCCGACCGCCTTCACGCCGCCCGTAGCCAGCATGCCCATCATTCCTATCTTGAGGGCCGAAACGAGTCGATTCTCGCCCTCTGCGGGAACAGCAAGCCCAACGGCAGCCCCGGCGAACCCGCCAGCGTAAGCCGTCTGAGCGGCCTTACTGGTGCCCACAGCCTTCGCAAGCCGCATTAGAGCGGAATCGTCGAGCTTGGACTCGTAGCCAACAATATCCAGCCACTCGTCGAAGGCGACAGAGAAGGCGCCCTTGCTGTTCTCCATCAGGTTTGGATTCTTAGCCAGATACGCCCTCTCTGCCCTGTACGCCTGAAACGGCTTCCTGGCGAACAGGTCGAGTGCGGACGCCCCAACAACGCCAGCGCCTCCGCCGAGAATGGCTCCAGCAAAAGCCTTCACCAGCCTCCTGTCGGGATCGTCTTCAGTTGTATACCCAACGCCTGCGCCAAGGATGGCCCCAGCGCCGCCAGTCATCGCGGGAGCTCTCCACCTGGGGCTGTCTCCATGCCTCCCCCCTCGGATGTCGGCTGGATTGAGGTGATCGGTAATGATCCCCTGCATCCGCCATTCCTGCTTCCACTGACCGGCCGTCTGCTCTATCAAAATCTCTTGGCCGCCCTCGGTCTTCTGGATAATGGAGAACACGTCGTCGTCCGAAGCCCGCATGATGGCTATCATCTTCATCTGATGAGGTGGCGAGACCGACCTCCAGCCGTAAGGGGCCATCATGTTCGTCACCACATTGCTGATGTAGTTCCTCCCATGGAACGCCGGGGCCGCCACCGTCGTCGCCACCTTGAAGAAATCCAGAACCGAATCGAAGCTGCCTAGCCCATAACCGACCCAAATGTTCTTGTGAGCCAACTCGTCAAGCCAGGAGGTGTCTCCCAGAGCCTCGATGAAGTCCGCATAGACGTATGGAACGTAGACATCAGAGGCAATAGCCTTCCCCTGAAGCACAATTCTCTGGTCGCCAAGGTCTACACCCTGACTCTTCAAGAACTTGAACAGCTCTCTCTCGTAAGCAGGACCGTCGGTTGCTGCGTCCGAGATGTTCTTGATTTGAGCCCGGTACTTATCCCACCCAGCCCAGTAATCCTCGCCAATCACCGCACGCATGTGCTTCAGATTGTCGACCCTCCTGAACCCAGCTAGCGCAGCCTCCTTCTCGGCAATATCGCGACCCTTCTTCACCGCCAGGGCAGAAAAGGCCGAACCCTCTGGAAACATCGAGAGAACATCGTCGATGTATCTCTTGTTCGACACCATCCGAGAGACCTTCTTGGAGTACCTCTGCATGATGCGAGCGGCGTCAGTCTCGAAGAACTTGATATCGTCCAGCCCCTGGCTGGCAATGATTCCCTGAATATCAGCATCTCGCTGGGCCTTGTCGATTCTCAGAAAAGCTTTGTCGTCGAGCTTGTTGACCTCCCTGTAGATCATCTCGGCAATGCCGCGACGAATGCCTTCATTCACCTCTTCGATTGTTCCCGCAGTAGACCTCTTCTTCAGGAAGTCGGCCTCGGTTGAGATCGAGCTGAACGAGCGGAAACTCTCCCTCAGCGACTTGAACTTTTCCCGACCCTTGCTGGTGAAGAGATGGTGAACGTACCCCTCAACCTCCATCTGCTCGAGGAACTCAGAGAGCTTCCAGTCCTCCTTGAGCGCACCCTCTGCCCTCAGGAGGTGATACATGTCCTTGAAGAACTCCCGGACGGCCCCCACGGCGCCCTTCTGGTCTGGGGTAAGATCCTCCCACCTTTCGCCAACTCTCCGCGCAGGGCGAGCTACAGCCCTTGCTGCTTGCCTTGCCTGTTGGACTGTCATCCCGGCGACGGCTGACTCAAAAGCCTTGTCGCTCATTCGCAACTCCGTCTCGACGATCGAAGCCTCAAGCTCCTTACGAAGCTTTGTCAGCTGAACCATCTCATCGAGGTCGGCGCGAAGGGTTATCTGTCGAAGCATGCCAGAGACTGTCTGAGCCAGGGCCAACTCAGCCGAGAAGGCCTCGCCTAGGTTCTCGAGGAGATCTTTCTCCGCAGCCCCTCGCATAGGAACGTCAACGGGAACGTCGTCGACAAGCACCTGTCTCGGCATCTGGACTCCGCCTCTGGGCACCTTCTTGGCTGCGGCTGCTATCTCCTTCCTTTTGGCGGTAGTCGCTCTCGTCCTGGCCTTGCCCTTCCCCTTTCTCGCGAACGTCTCCCACAAAGCGGGTTCTGCGATGTACGCCCTCTTTGCCTCCGCACCCCTCGCGTGGGCGAGGCCAGCCCCCTCTAGCCTATCGAGAGTCTCTTGAACCTTAGCAATCTTCTGTTCCTTGCTGAGGCCCTTGAGGAGTGCCTTCTCCTGCCGTCTCATTCCGCCAGATCTCTTGAGCGTTTTTGGATCAACAACCTTGCCCCTCAGGATCTCTTCAGCTGTCCACGTATCTTGATCTGACGGGATCCTCCTGGCCTTCTCAGCCCACCGCTTTCCGGCTCTCTCGAGGGTTCCAGAGACGGCCTGCTCCAGTTCAAGGCCTTCCCTCGCCCCCGCCCCCTCAGCGGCCGCCGCCTCCTTGCTGGGGCATTCCGGGACGGGTCGTCCGCGAAATCCCTCGCTCACCTCCCTGAATGTGGCGGGCGAAACCACCTCCCCCTCCCTACTAACAACCGCTGGCTGGCCGGGGCGAACCCTTGGCCCGAACTGCGACCACTCAACTACCCGATTGAGATGGTTCCGGAGCGCCTTGAAGATATTCACCGCATCCTCTGCATGGGCCACGGGCTCGCCCAAAGCCTCTGCGAAGTGGGAGAGAAGGTCTCTTTCTCTGGGACGCAACAGAGTGCCCTGCGTTGCGTTGTGAACGGCCTCATTCAGCGCGGCAGACATCTTCCGCCTGGTGTAGCCCATCTTCTTGGTTAGGTACTCCATCCGAGTCCAGGCGTGAGGGCCAAGCAGGTCAGACGCCTCAAGGACTTTCCAGTAGCTAGTCGCCTTCCCCTCGATGGTGTGCTTCACCTTCACGGCCCAGGGCCTCATTCTCTTGAAGAAGGGGAGCTGCTGCTGTGCCTTTGCAATGGCCCCTCCGACGGGGCCGAGAGCAAAGCGAGCGTCTTCCGCCCTCAAGCCCCCGTTTGCAATCTCGCTGAAGCCAACACTTCCCGGCTTCAGCGTCAGCTTCCCGATAAGCTTCTTGCCTGTCGCATCGAAGACGCGACCCACTGGCGTGCCTGGAATCGCCCCGAGAACCGCCAGGCCGGCAGTCATCCCAAGCTTCTTGAGGAAGGCATCGTCTTCGTCAGTAGCCGCTGCCCCTGCGGCGCCCATCATGGCTGCGCCGAATCCCAACAGCGGCATGTTGAACTGGCGCTCCTTGCCGAAGAGCTCTTCGGCCTTCTTACTCCCCAGGAGCTTCTCTAGCTCCTTCGTCGCCTTCGCCGAAGCGTCCGCGCCCTCCTTTACACTCTTTCCGCTAGCGGCGAGAACCAGGCCTCGAACCGAAGAATCGTCTGCATACAGAACCCTGACCTTGCTCGCGTCGAAAGAAAACGTCCCATCCGCAATCTTCACCGCGTCGTCGACATTGATGTGAACGACGTCCAGCGAGTTTCTGAACATCTTCAGATCCCCGACGTTAAATCTCTCGAGGCCGACTCCCCTCGGCAGGCCTCTATTGAATCTCTCTCCCTTTAGAGCCGCATCTCCGACCTTCGCATAGGTCTCCTTGATTTTCTCCATCAGCTTGTTGCTCAGCGCATCGATTGTTCGCGGATTCACTTCCTTTCCAGACTGAGCAAGGCCTTCTAGGTGAGACGTGAGGGCCCTGTTATGTCTGAGAATCGAGCTACTTACTGCTCGATCTCCAGCTTTGGTCAGATTTCCAGCGCCCGTCTTAAAAACAGCCTTCCCTGCCTTCGTGATAAGGCCTCCTGGAAGGAGGAAGTCTGGCCCAATCGAGAAGAAAAGGGTCGGCAGAAGAAGCCCAGCCTCTGGATCGCCCGCCTCGATTGCCTTCTCGATCCTCCGCTCCTGGTACCTTCCAGGTCCCTGCGGAAGCATCCTTCCGCCAACCCTCTGCATCCACTCATGGAACTCCTGCGCCTCGTCCTCTCCCTCTGGGCCAAAGTCGACTGACGACAGAGCCGCCGCGCCAAGGGGCGAAGTAGCCTTGGCCCCACGGGTAAGGATGTCCATGAATGTGGCGGGAGGCCCGCCCACAACCCTCCCGCCCTTTTCAATCTCCTGCCACGGCTTCGGAAGGCCGTACCCTCCATAGGGATCTGCAGCGTTAGGCGCCCAATAGGTGGACTGAAGCGCAACGGTAAGCGATGCCGCTTCTGCAAAAATCCCAGGGCGAGTTACAAGCTCACCTTCGGCAGAAGCCTTCTGAGCCTTGAATCGGTTCTTGGAAAGTCTTCGGAATATCCCCCTCCGTGGATCGTCCTCATGGAGGTTCTCGACCCATTCGCTGAACTTATCCGGGTCCATCTCCGAGATGTAGTCAACATCCGCAGCCGCGCTCAGGCCTGAATAACCCGGCCGCGCAAACCACGACACAAAGGCGTTTGCCGTATCCATCGAAGCAAAGAAGGGAGTTTTCTCCCCTGGCATGCTTCCTGGGATGGTTCCGCCGGATTCCAGATACTTCTTCGCCCCAACCGACTCCGCCTGAGAAGACTTACCCTGGAGATAGCGAGCCTTTGCCATAGCTCTGTGCTTTGCTGCTGGGTCGTCGGTATAAGCGGCTTCCTCGTCTGCGTAGCGAAGCTCCCTACGCATCATGCTCCAGTCTTCCATGTCATCAAGGAGCTCCTCCTCTCTCTTGATGAGATTCAGACTCTCTTCATAGTCAACACCAACCCCTGGGTCCTCCTCAAGAACGCCTCCAAAGCGACTGACAGGAGCAACCTCTTCAGGAGCAACCCCTTCAAGAACGCCTCCAAAGCGACTGACAGGAGCAACCTCTTCAAGAACGCCCCCAAACCTGCTTTCTTCCTCTTGAGCCACTTTGTTCCTATGGCTTCTTCAGTTTCTTCGTGGCGGGCTCGTAAGTGCCATCTTTCTGAATCTCTAGGAATGCCGTACCAAGCGGAAGGGCGTCGTACTCCGACTGGTTAGAAACGATAGGACGATCCGGGTAAGCTGCCTTGGCCTCCTCCAGGGCATTGGCAGCTTCCTTGCCCTTCTTCAGGGCCTCTCTCCTCTCCTCGAGAACTCGCCTCTGTTCACCAAAGTCTTCCCTACTCCAGCTGGAGGAACTCTTCCGACGGCCCTGGGCTCTCCTTGCCTCAGCCTGAGCCTTCGCCTGCTGTTCAGGGGTCTTACCGAAGAGGCCAATGATGGACCACTCTCGACCTTCCTCCGAAACCCACCCGAGTTCTATCTGCAGATCGACAACACTCTCGATCTCTGCGTCACTCAATGCCACGAAAGGCCCAGGCCTCTCCACAGGGTCCGTCGGGGGCCGCCCTCCAGCCAAGATATAAGCGCCGTCCATAGCGCCCTTATTGCGAGCGTCTTCAACTCCAGCGTACAAGTCCTCGACGGATTGACCAGCCGAGACAGAGGTGCCTGCAACCGTTGGGTCCTGTCTCTCTCCGGATGCAAAGCTAGGGAATTCCTCACCACTCCAGGTAGACCCATCGATATCGACAAGGGTAGGTGTGTAGATGTTGTCGGTCGTGTCTTCGCCATTAGACAAATCGCCGAACTCCTCGGCGGCTGTTTGACTTTCGGACGCTGCGTCCACCCACTCCTGTCGCGCGGTGTCGAGCTCCCGAAGCGAATCCCCAAGGATTCTCATGTCAGCCGGATCTATCCCTGGAAGGTTTCCCCTCGCAGACGCTGCATTGTTCAACTGATATCTGGTGTATTCATAGCCAGCGTTAATAGTGGAAAGGAACAGGTCGGTTCGCTGATCTGCAACCTCCTTGGACTGCTTTTTGTACTTCGCAAACAGCACCTTGGCATTCTCTCCGAGAGCGCCGCTGATCATCCCCGCCTCGCTGTCAAAGGTCTTGACAGCCTCTGTCGTGCCGGCCTTTACCGTCTCCTCAGTAATCGTATGCGAAGCATCCCTCCTGTCGCTGATATTACGCAGAGCCGGGGTCTGATTGATCCACGCCAGCACTTGGCTGGCGGTATGCCCAAGGATTTTGCTTGCAGCCTTCTCGTCGTCGTACAGAAGGCCAGCCATTTCCTCAGCCTTAGAAGCGCTCCATCGATACGTCGTCTGGAGGTGGCCAGAGGTTAGATCGACAAAGTCCTCCCTATCCCTGACCTGTTGCTCCGCAGCAACCTCCCTGGCAATGCGAGCATCTTCGGCAGCCCTTGCCATGCCACGCTCGCGAAGACCATTCTCGTAGACCTGCGCGCGGGCAAGCATGTTGACCGCATCCTTTTGGAGATAGGGAACCCCCATCGCGGCCGAGACATTCCGACTAGCCAAGAAGTTAACAGAGTTCCTTAGGCTTCCCTGCGGGCCCCCGCCGCTTGGGAACTTCTCCTGAAAGGGATCTTCCGGAAGGTCTTCTCTGGTTACACGAACGCCGTGCTCACGTACCGCCGGAAGGTAGGTCGTCCTCGGCTTGACCATCCTCTTCGCGCTCTTCTCCGGAACGCCACCAGCAATCAGTTCCTTCACAACGTCGTCTGGCGTCATGTCGCGCCCAGTGTCTGGGTCGTAGTAGGTCCCGGCTCGCTCAGTCGTCGTCCACGCCTCTGCGTCTATTGCATCATCCTGAGGCATAAACGACGGCAGTTCTTCGGTCGGGATCATCCGATCATCTACTGGGAGGGCCTGAACCATGTCGGACACCGTTTCTTCGCCCGCCTTTGGCCTCGTCTCGGGGAAGAGTTCCTGCATCCTCTTGCGGCTCTCGATGTATTCCGGCCCATATTCAACCCTGGTTGCCGCAACGGGCACCTTCGGCCTCTTTTTCTTCCCAGGAACCAGTTCCCTGACTTGCTTGTCTGCGGCTGCCTTAGCCGTAGGCGGCTCAGCTGTCCTTTCCACGGGAACAGTTGGCTCAGCCTCATCGGCACGCTCTGAAGCCATGTAGCGGCCCTGGGCCTCCCTCGCAGCACCCAGCGTCTCATACAGACTCTTGAGATCTTGAACCTCCCCATGCTGTTGCTCGATCATGTCTTGAGGGACGAACATGTCGGTCGTGATGTCCCCTAGGCCCACCGCCGCAGAGCGACCCCCGGCTCCAGGGAACTCCCTCTCCCCAGTGAGCGGATTTCTATAGACCTCGGGGACACCCGAAACAGCGGGAGCTCCCCCAGCTCTTGCCCCGCCGCCTGAAACCGCACCGCCACCGCCACCGCCGCCGAAGGCGCGAATCAGGTCGAGCTTGTCGGCCTGCTCTCGATCAAACCTCCTCTGGATTTCTAACCGACGAGCCTCCTCCTCCATGAGGGCGACTCTCCTCGAGGCCAGGATGTTCTGGTACATCTGCTGAGGAATCTGAGCGATAGGAGCCATCGCACTTGCGTAGATGAGTTCGTCAGCTGCGCCGCTGCCCGGGTAGAGGTCGTATCCCTTTGCCATCTTGGGCCCCCTAGCCGTAGCTCAGATTGTAGAGGTCGTAGAGTCCGCCGCCGCCTTGACTCACGCCAGGTCCAGACATGGCCCCGGTCTCGTCGAAGCTGACTGTCCTAAGCGGTCTCTGATTCATCTTGGCCCGTTCGCCTCTCGCTCCAGCCTGAATACCGGCACCGCCAGCAGCAATCCCAGCTCCGATGTATGGGCCAACATACGGAATCATGGAAGTGAGCCCAGACTCCAGCGAAGACACAGACGACACAGTCTCCAGAGCCTTCGCCACCTCCCGCTGACGCTTCTTCATGGCTTCCGCCTCATAGGCATCCACCTCAACCCGGCTCCTCTCGAGCGCCCTTGCCATCGCTCGACGAAACATCGGAGCCATGGAGGTAGTGGCAGCCTCGCCGAGATAGGACGGCTGACCGCCGAACTGGGCAGCAACGATCTGACTCTGCGCCTTCTTTGCCCCGCGCCTCATCGGCGCCTGTTCCCCAACCGCCTGCTGATACTTGGCTCTTGAGTAAGGAGCGATGTATTTGTCGTAGTACTCCTGGTCAGAAAGGCCCAGCTCCGCCTTCCTGAACTGGTCCTCTGCGGCAATCCCAGTCCCAAACATCGGGAGAGGCATGCCCAGCATGAACCCTGTGCGAAGGCCGACTCCAGCAAGTTCCTCTCGATTGACAGGTGCCATTACAGCGCTCCTCCAGTAGACCCGGGAGTCTCCCACCAATAGGGGCCTCGATGGAGTTCGCCCATCACACCTCTTGGCGTATACCGATAGACCCCGGAGCCCTCGACAGGTTCACGAATCAGCCCCTCGTCGCGAAGTCCCTGGAACTCATCCCCCAACTCAGTCTGACTCAGCTCCCTTCGCCCAATCTGCGCGCCTCTGCGGACGAAGTCCTGGCCGAGTCCGCCCAGACCGCTGACTAGTCCGCTGATGTTCTGGGCCTGTTGTCGCATGGCAAGGGCTTCCTTCCTGGCTCCCGCCTCCGCCCAGGCCTGATCTCTCGCCTG